TCGTTATCGTTACTCTCAGGTTCGCCTGACTGCTCACGACTTCTTGGATGTTGGTACTGGAAGCAAAGCAAATACAAATTGGCCTGGTCTTCCCCTATCACCAAATGTTCCTGCACAGGAAACTGACGAAGATCGTCCAGGTCGTGTTTACTACGTATCTACTGACCAAGATGGTAACTTCGCAGTTGGTAAGTACTTTAGAGTTGAGCAGGCAACTGGTAAAGCAACTCTAGATGCTTCTGCGTTTGATCTATCTGGTCTATCAAGTTTGAGACTTGGTTCTATCGGTGCTCAGTTGGGTGCTGCTATTAACGAATTCTCAACTGATGGCACGATGGCGCAGAACAGTAACGAGAAAGTTCCTACTCAGGCAGCAGTCGTTACTTACCTTAGTACTTTCTCCGGAGTTAGTTCCGACTTTACAATTGGAGGTAACCTCACAGTTAAAGGTACTACAACTTCAGTTAATTCTGTTACGTTGACTTCTAAGGATCGTAACATTGAATTGGGTACAGTTGCTGCTGGTAGTTTTACTGGTGACATCAGTTCCGGTTCAACTGATATCACGAATGTAAGTGATACTACTAACCTTGCACCTGGCGTTGCTATTGGATTAACGTCTGGTGGCGGTACAGTCACTATGTCTGGTTCATACACAGTTTCTGCTGTTAGTGGAAATACAGTTACGTTAAGTGCTGTGTTCCAAGGTAGTGGTAGTGCAACTGGTGCTACATTTAGTGCTGGTGGACCTTCCGATGTCACTGGCGACGGTGGTGGTATTACTGTAAAAGCTGGTAACGACAAGAGTATTTCTTGGTCAGCATCTGGTGATAAGTGGGTTCTTTCAGAGCATGTTGATATTGCTGCTTCTAAGGAGTATCACATTGGAGGAACTTCAGTTTTAACCTCAACTTCAGTACTGGGTGTATCATTTGACAATGATACTACTCTTGCTGGTGGATCTGCTGATGATATATCAATTCCAACTCAGTTGGCAGTCAAGACATACGTTGATAACGCAACCACTGAAATAACTGCTATTAGTTATTTCATTGCTGCAATGTAATTATAAATAATCAATAACACCATAAGCAAGATCTAACAAGGAGTATTAACATGGCGTCAGGAGTATATGCAAAGGTGGACGTTGCGTCCGCCTCAACTTGGGAAACTTTAGTTCCCGTAGCAAGTTCAGGTAAAACAAAAGTATGTACAGTAAATGTATGTAATAGAACTTCAAGTGCTATTACTATCAGACTTGCATTAGCAGCAACAACAACTGTAGCAGACGCTGACCATATTGAATATGGTGTTAGTTTACCAGGAAACGGTGTTCTTGAAAGAACCGGCATTGTTGTTGATGAAACAAACGCCGTTCAAATTTGGTCGTCTGCAACTGGAATTTCTGCAGTAGCGTATGGTATTGACGGAAACGCTTGATAATTCTGAACAGTTACTATAATAGGACAAATTAATGGCTCGCAAGTTAACACAGGCAACTGTTGCATCTCAACAAAAAACGATAAATCCGTTTTCCCAACCTTGTTTCACTGTTTATTCAATGAATTATAGTGGTGGTGGTGGATATTATCAGTATGATCACAATTTTAATGTTGTGGCTGCAGATCATGGTATTGGTGACAGCTCCTACGGTTCATTTAGAACCTATACAACTGTCGCTTCTGAATTTTATGAATCTAGTAACAGTTATACAAGTACTGTAACTGATACTAGCACATCTTCTAATGCCTCATGGTATGTAGCCCATACTCCTATGGTGGGATACTTGGGACATATATCTCATAGTTCTAGTGGTTCTGGTGCTGGCAACATGGGCGGTTGGAACGTAGCTGGTCGTGATAATGGATCAACTTATAGATCTTATGGTTTTAGAGATGTTTGTCCTATTGTAAATGAAACGCATCAAGATTATGCAATTTTCTCTTCCGCAGCTGCAGGCAGCGATACGGAGTTGATGTTTATGTCCAGATCTGCAACTGATTATTATAATTCTAGATTTAATAGTCAGTATAAACAGAAGACTATTCTTCCTAGAAATTTTGAAGATAGAGATGGTAATAGTACTAATTTTGAATCAACTTATGGCGGTTGTTGCTACAACAAAAAAACAAATAAGTTTCTAGTGATGTATACTACTAGTAGTGGTCGGTTCAAACCAGTTGTTTATAACAATGTTCCTGATTTGCGAGACATTGCACATAATAATAATAAATTATATTCAGATAGTTCATCTGCCCAAACCGAGAACTCTAATAATAGTAGTCTTTATGAATTTTTTCATAATTCTGCAAACGTTACTGAATATCAACAGATAGATACTTGGACTGCTTATAATAATCAATCTAGTACTGAAGAAGCTAGATATAGACCAATTCCATTCTTATGCGATAATGGAGATATCGTAGTCATGGTTCAGACTCCAAGTCAGGGATATTCCTGGTGGAGATGGAACGGATCAGATCAACAACAGGATCAGAGTCAGACTGTCAGTAATCTCTCTCAGAATGGACACTATCATCATCAATATAATTGGACTACCTCGTATGGTTATGAGCAAGGAAGACAGTATGGATCTAGATGGCAAGTTTCAAGTGATGGTCAGTTTGCTTGGGCCTACTGTCCAGCATATTATTATGGATCAGGTGCTTATGTGATGATGATAAGACTTTCGGATGCAAAACTTATTAAGTATGAAGTCACTGATGGCGGCGATGGAAGACATCCTTTCCCACTTGGAAAAAATTCACTAGGTTGGGCTAAGACGGCAAATGGTGATGGTGGTGCTGGATTGAGAATTGGATCTATTGATCTTAGATATGAAATGGATAAATGCGCTTATGGAGAATCTATCAGTTTAGACTCATGTCTTACTGAGAGTGTATTTGAATGTGGTTATTATAGTACAACTTATCCATGCCTAATCCCGGCAAAATATGATACTTCATTATTTTGCTCAGAACCACATATGCCACCTACAATCTAACATTTCGGAGCTATAAAGATGTCATTTATTGTATATAATCTTACAGATGATCACGCCATTAGTGTACATGATACCGAGCAAGAAGCACTTGGTAATGTAAATCCAGGTGATGGGATGCTTTCTGTTATTGAATATGAATGGACAGAAACTGATTATCTTGTTTCTATAAAGTTAAATGCTGATGGTGTCACACTCTCAAATAAATTTCCTGGTAAAACTATTGAAGAGCAAAAAGATTTAATTGAAGTTGAAGATCTAGCGAAGCGGATTGCACAGAAGAAGAAGCATTTAAAGGAAGTCATTAAAGGGGATGCTAAAGAGTATATTACAGAATTAAATTGGAAAAAAACTAAAGCACTTGATACGGATTTAATTAGTGGTAACTCAGATGCTATGACTGCGTGGCTTAATGAAAGAAATGCAATTAGGATTAAATCCGATGAAATAGAAGTTGCAGTGGATGCTTTAACTACAGAAGAAGCATTGGATACGTTTAATGTTAAGGAACAATTCAACTAAATAAGTTAGATTGAAACCGTAAAAAAAATACTGAGTAACACAAATGGCAAGAAGTATCACTACAAAACCTGCAACTGTAAAATCAAAAGTTCAGAATCCATATTCCCAACCAGCCTTTTCAATTTTTTGTAACGATCAGACTGTGTATGGTGGTGGATGGTTTCTTTTTGACCATAACATAGAACCGATTGGAAAATATAGTGGTGATGGGGATTACGGATATAACCAGTTTAGAACATATACTTCTTACTCTCCGGAATTTTGGAATGCATATTCCGGAAATGAATACATGCTCACTACAAGTCATGTTTCTTCAAATACAAATCGTGGTGGAAATACCTGTAATGTTGGTTACCTAGGACATATCGGATATCCGAGTGTTTCAGAGTATGCTAAAACTGCAGGTTATGTTAGAGGTTGGCCTGGTGCAGAGCATGCAGCATATGGTTTCAGAGATGTTAATTCTATTGTAGGCGATATTAATCAAGATTGGGCGTGGTTCACTAACAGGGACTCAGGTGGCTCTCACAGATTGTATTTCGGTCCACGAAATACAATTAAATATCGTAATTGTATGAATATGAGTGGTAGTAACTTTATTAATATTCCGATAGTTTCTGCATCCGGTCCTAGCAACAGCGACCTGACTGATGACAGAATGCATGGTAGCAGTTGTTATAATGCAGAGGGCAAAAAACTTGTTCTCATGCAAATAGATAGTAGTGGTTATCACCAACCAATTGTTTACCATAACTTTGGATATGATCTGAGAGCATTAGCTTTGTCTGGTAGTTTTTACGCCGGAACTGCTGACGCAACTGCAGCCAAATCTGAATCTGATGCAGAGATTTATCAGAAACTTGCAGCTGCGAATGCAACCCCGTATGATAGAGCATCATCACGTCCTTATGGAGATTATTCCAGTACTCAAGAAGCAAATTACAGATGTCAAACTTGCATTACTAACGACGGACAGGTATATGCATTTACTCAGACTCCGAGTAATGGTGCTTGCTTAGAGCATTGGAATGCTTCTGGCGTTTACCAGGGTATTATATGGAATCCAACTTACACTACCTCATATGGTTATGAGCAAGGAACTAAATTTGGATCTAGATGGCAAGTTTCAAGTGATGGTAAGTATTGGTGGTCATATTGTCCAATGTATTACTATGGATCAGGAATTGCTTTCGTAGTTGTACGAATCAGTGATGGTAAGTACTTGAAGTTTTACAATCAAGACTCTAGTTATGGAAGAACTCTAGCACCTTTAGGTAAGAACAAAATGATCGTTCTTAGAGATCAAAATAATGATGATCCTGGTGCATATTATAAAGTTATTGATTTTGATTATGAATTTATGAGAAGAGATAATGGAAATGAAATTAATGATTGGGACAGTAGTACGAGTGCTTATCTACTAGACAATATAGGAAATAGCACAGGATATCCATTCTTAATTCCATCAATTTATAATACATCGCTATTTACAACTCAGTTGGAATCAAACATATAAATAACAATAAACAAAAGTAGTCAGATGGCATTTATTTATTTTATTACAGATCCAAATAAAGTTCATATACCCACTAAAGTATTTGAGAGCAATCCTTTTGATGGAATAGAATTACTACAGGGTGACTGTTGTGTAGAATATGATTACGATGACACTGCAGAAGCATTAGATTCGTTAACGTTAGATTCTGATAAAACTACAGTTGTTAATAGATTTCCAGGAAAGACGTTAGAAGAACAAAAGGTTCTTATAGCAGAAGAAGGAATACAGAAACGTATTGATACAATTAAAAAGGACAAACGTAATAGAATTAAGGTAAATGTAAAAGAAGTTCTTGAACTGGTTGAATGGAGACAGGAAAGAGCAGAAGAACTAGATGCACTGGAAGGTGATGGTGTAACCACTAGACAAGCAAAAATTGCTGCATGGCAACAAGCAGCACGTGATGCTAATAATGCTCATGAACTTTTATTAAATCCTCTTACCACCGAAGCAGAACTTGTAGCATTTGATCCGGAGTGGAAAAACGATTTTTGTGCGGCAAATCCGATTGATTTCTGATCATCATTAGGAATTATAAATACCCTTAGGAAACTATGGGTATTTTTTTATGGCTCAACCTTCTAGCAGGTCCGAGCTAAAGGACTACTGTTTAAGACAATTGGGATTTCCTGTGTTGGAAATTAACGTTGACGATGATCAGGTTGATGATGCTGTTGATGATGCATTGCAGTGGTATCGTGAACGTCATTACGATGGCGTTGAACGTATGTATTTAAAGCATTTATTTACTGCTGCAGATGAAACTAAGTTTGAAACATCCAATGATATTACTACAATTAGTGGTGATGATTGGGAAGAAAGAAATAGATATATAAATATCCCACCACATGTGATGGGAATTTCTAAGGTTTATGGATTAGCAAGTAATGCAATTAGGAATAATTTATTTGGTATTGAATATCAAATATTTTTAAATGATCTTTATGCGGTTGGTTCATTAGATATGCTTAACTATTTTATGGTTAAGCAATGGATGGAAACTATTGATATGGTTTTAAATAATGGATCATTTGTTGCTTATAGATTTAATCAACGTCAAGATAGATTATATCTAGATGTTGGTAAAGATATGTTGGATGAAGATGTGTATGTGATTATTGATTGCTATCGGGCACTTGATCCAGAAACTTTCACACAAGTATATAATGATCCGTTTATTAAAAAATACAGTACTGCTTTGATTAAGCGTCAATGGGGTCAAAATTTAATTAAGTTTAATGGTATTCAACTTCCTGGTGGAGTAAGTATGAACGGAAGGCAGATATATGATGATGCAGAAAAGGAACTTTCTATGTTGATGGAAAAATCAAGCAGCACATATGAACTACCACCAATGGATATGATAGGATGAAGAAGGTATATTTCCCGCAACATGGTGGTACTACCACCGAACAGAATCTTGTACAAGACTTGGTTGATGAACAAATTAAGTTGTTTGGATCAGATGTGTTCTATATCCCTAGGGTTCATATTAAAGATAAAACTTTAGGAGAAGTCATTCAATCAGAATTCAATCAAAGTTACATGATTGAAATGATGTTGGTTAATGTTGAGGGATTTGGTGCAGGTTCTGAATTTGTTAGTCAATTTGGTTTAAGAATAACGGATGAGATAACCTTTGTTGTATCAAGGAGAAGGTGGGAACAATCTGCTAATCCATCATTAAATCTTGCTGTTGATGGTAGACCGAATGAGGGAGATTTAATTTATTTTCCATTAACAGAAGATACTTACGAGATCAAGTATGTTGAACGAGAGAATCCTTTCTTCCAGTTAGGTAAACAGTATTTTTATCAACTAACTGCTGAGCTTTATGAGCAAGGTGCAGATAAGTTTGATACAGGGATTGAAGAAATTGACGATATTGAAAAACAGTTCAGCAACATCACCACGCTTACTCTTAGTATCCCTACAAGACAAACAGCAACTGGAACTCTTACTGTTGATTCTAACGGTGCTATATCACAGGCAACTGTAACACTTGCTGGTACAGGATATAATACAGCACCTGGTGTTACTTTAGGAAACACTGGTAATGGTAGTGGAGGTATAATTGAAACTTCAATTTCTGATGGTGGAGTAGTTTCACTTACTGTTATTAATGGTGGTACAGGATATGAATCTGATACTACTAGTCCAAATTTCCCAACAATAACAATTGATTCTCCACCAGAAGCAATTCAATTCATTAGTGATGAGCATGTTGTTATTGGTGGAATGGTACAACAAAGTGGTAGTAGAACATGGACATCATCAAATAGTATTATTCTAGTAAATGCTCTTGGTGGATTTGATCCTACGTTTGCTACAACTACACAGAAGAAATATTTCTATTGGAAGTTTGAAGATAAACGAATTAGTTATGTTTATACTTTTAATGGAACAAGTGTTACTAATGTTCCTGGTTTCTTCTATTACCATGAAACAAATTTAAAATACGTTATTAATGCATATGATGAAACTACTACAAGTGGTTCACGTGCAACAATGTTTGATTTAGATAGTGCAACCATTGCTGAAGTTGCTGATTGGAATGGTTCTACTTATACATTAGAAGTTATGAACCGCACAGGTAACTTCCTTGATGGTGACATGATTAGAGGGGTTGAATCTAATGCCATATATACATTAGGTTCATTCTCTACCATAGATAATGAGAGCACTGAGTTTGATCAAAATCAAGCAGTAGAAGATGGTGCTGACGATATAATTGATTGGGGTGAAAAGAACCCATTCGGTGAATTTGGTAATTTTACAGGTAGCTTCTAATGTTAGGAACTCAATTTTATAACGAGGCAGTAAGAAAGACTGTCGTATCATTTGGAACATTATTCAATAATATTGAATTAAAAAAGACTGTTGATGGACAAGTACTAGAGGTTGAAAAGGTTCCTCTTGCTTATGGTCCAAAGCAAAAGTTTTTATATAGATTGCAAGGAAATCCTACTGATGGTAAAAAGGTA